TTCCTTATTTAACAGCACAACTAGAGTATGAGAAAGTACTATGTGATATTGATGAGGCTAGATTCAAAAGAACAAGTATTAACTATCAACTTGCAATGATGATGAATCCACCTACTGAAGGTGAAGATGATCTAGATGCACCAAAACCAGAACAAGAAAGAAAACTTAAAACTCAATAGGAACTTATGGCATTAGTAAATCAAGTACAGAAACGTGCTGTAATGCCAAAATGGGAAATTGTTAAGTTTCAGATATTATCTCACTGCTATATTAATCATATAGTGGTGAGTGATTCTGACTTAAACTGTTTAACATTGTTGAGCATGTCAGGACCTATTGAATTAACTCATTTTTGTTATGATGCTTCTTCTGAAGAACAGATGATATTTAAGTCACCACAAACAGTTAGAAATGCAGTTAATAAAGCAATGAAAACAATGTTAGTAATTAAAGATGATGTAGATAAAAAACTCATTAGATTAAATCCTACCTTGCAAGTACAAACAGAAGGAGATATATTATTAGATTATAAATTTTTAGGAAGATGATCCCAAAAAAACCTAATACATTATACAAACAAGTTGCTGAAGATTTAAATATCTCAGAAACACTTGTAGATAATTTTATGACTTTCTACTATAAAGAGATAAGAAAAAACTTAACTGAGTTAAATCATATCAGAATAAACTTAGATGGTTTAGGAATCATGTCTATTAAACCTAGATTAGTTACTGCACTCTTGGATAAGTATCATAATAGTATTGAAACACTAAATACGGATACTATGGCCAATTATAACTATAAGAAAAGAATAGAGGCTAAAGTTATATTATTGGAGAAAGCAGATAAAATGCTAAAAGCAGATAAAGAAATTAAAGATAAATTTTTAAAAGACAAAGCAGATGGGAAAACTGGAGAAGATTTGGCATAATAGAAAGCAAATTATGGAGGGTATTAAAAATTCTGTAATAAGAGATGCCTTTGTAGAAAAGATTGCAGCAGATAGAATGGAATTATGTAATATGTGTGTAAGAAAAGATACTAAAGGTTCATCATGTGTAATGCCAGGGACGCAACCATGTTGTAATTTATGTGGCTGCTCACTTACATTTAAAACAAGATCATTATCATCAGAGTGTCCAGACTTGAGATGGAAAGCAGTTATCACAGAAGAAGATGAAGATAAACTAGAAAAATTATAATTATGACAACTGAAACAAATTTAACAGCACAAGGTCTATATGCACCTAATCATATTGGTAGTGCTGCTCCTGATACAAGTAATGTTATATGGAGTCAAATAACAAGTAGTAATAAAAGTGCTTATATTCCAACAGAGGTATTATTAAATAAAATAGAAAAATTAGAACTTCAAAATAAGTTTTTATCATTAAGTATACTTAGATTAGAAGGTAAATTTACTCAAGAAGAAGTTAATAATATTAAAAGTATGTTGGCATCAAATGATGAAGCATCAATTATTTTAGCTGATACAATTATAGAAAACGCACAATTATGAGTATAGTATTTAAAGCAGATGACCATAGTTATACTAGTATTGAAGGTGAAGAATCTATCAAATGGACTAGTGTAACAAGTCTTATATCAAAATTAAAAAAGCCATTTGATAAAGTTAAAATAGCTGCTAAATGCTCTAAACAAAAAAAATCAAAATGGTTTGGTATAGCACCAGAAAAAATAATTGAAATCTGGGATAATGAAGCACTAAGAGCTACATCATTAGGGACCTTTTATCATAATCAAAGAGAATCAGATCTATGCAGTCTATCTTCATTAGAAGTAGATGGTGTGATAATACCAATAATAACTCCGGTACCTGAAGTAAACAATTTAAAGTATGCTCCTTCTCAAAAATTAGAACAAGGTGTATATCCTGAACATATGGTTTATTTAAAGTCTGCAGGTATATGTGGTCAATCAGATTTAGTAGAAGTAGTTAATGATAAAATTAATATCATTGATTATAAGACAAATAAGAAGATTGATGTTGAATCATATAAGGATTGGGATGGGATTAGTGACAAATTACAGGACCCTGTATCACATTTGGATGATTGTAATTTTAACCACTATGCACTACAATTAAGTATATATATGTATATTATGTTGAAACATAACCCAAAATTAAAACCAGGTAAACTGTTTATACATCATGTTACATTTGACTTAGATGGAGTAGATGAATGGGGGTATCCTATTACTAAATATACTGATCAAGGAGATCCGGAAATTAAACAAGTAATACCAATGGAGATACCATATTTAAAAGAAGAAGTTATAGCTATAATTAAATCATTATAAACATGTTAATAAAACTATTTGATGTACAAAATAATGTAGTAATACCAACTGAACATTGTTATACACTACATGCACTTAAGGATGTTATGGATGAATATCCAGAAAACTACATTAAGATATACCAGTACTTGTTTTATATGACATGTCCTAATCCTGATATGAATCCATTTTTTCACACACCAGAGATAGATAAAGAAGATTTAATTCTAGCTGAGATTAAAGCTGAATTTTCTACTGAGGATAAAACAATACATCAAGCATTAGTATTTTGTCAAAGATTATATGAAACTCCTACATATAGAGCATATAAAGGTATGGCATCTATGTTAGATAGATTAGCTAGATATATGGAGACTACTCCAATTACTGCAGGAAGAGATGGTAATATAAACTCACTTGTAGCTGCAGCAAAAAACTTTGATCTTATTAGAGCTTCTTTTAAAGGAGTATATAAAGATTTACAGGAAGAGCAATCTAGTAAAGTTAGAGGAGGAATTGGTTTATCTTATGATAGTTAATTATGGAAAATATGTACACGGATATTCCCACCTGGGATAATGGAACATGGACTACTACATCTTTTGATACAAGAAAAGAATTTGGTGAGTTTGTGTTTGCATTATTTAAAGAGCCCGGTGAATATGAGTTTGATGATGTCAGCAATAAAGTATTTATATCTGAGTCAACAAAATTCAATATAGAAAAAGTATATTGTGTAGCTCCATTTAAATCTAAAGATTTTATTAATTATTGGGATGACCAGAAAGCTAAATGCAGATTAGGTTTAATAATTAAATCAGGATCTAAAACTTGGTTCCTTACAAGAGATTATTATATGTGGTTAAACTTCTTACCTATTTTTGATAAGGAGGAGCAAAAGTTTGGATTTGCTAAGATAAGAGATGCACAATATCACATGGCCTTATATGAGATACTTGCAGAAATAAACTACATGCACGTAGCTATTCTTAAAAAAAGACAGATAGCTAGTTCATACTTTCATGCAGGTAAACTTATTAATCAGTTATGGTTTGAAGCTGGGGTTACTTTAAAAATGGGTGCGTCACTTAAAGATTATATCAATGAAAAAGGTACCTGGAAATTCTTATCTGAGTATGCAGCATTCTTAAATGAACATACTGCATGGTATAGACCTATGTCTCCAGACAAGGTAATGATGTGGCAACAAAAAATTGAGATAAGAAAAGGAGATAGAAAAGCTGAAATAGGACTTAAAGGTACTATGCAAGGTATGTCTTTTGAGAAAGATCCAACAAATGGTGTAGGGGGTCCGGTTAAGTTCTTCTTTCATGAGGAAGCAGGAATTGCTCCCAAGATGGATACAACCTTTGGATATATTAAACCAGCACTTAAGTCTGGTATGATTACTACAGGATTATTTATTGCTGCGGGATCAGTAGGGGATCTTGATCAATGTGGTCCTTTAAAGAAAATGATACTTGATCCAGCCAGTAATGATATATATCCAGTTAAAACTAATCTAATAGATAAAGATAATACATGGGGAGAATCAGGATTGTTTATACCTGAACAGTGGTCTATGCCACCATATATAGATGACTATGGTAATTCACTTGTCCAAGAAGCATTAATTGCTTTAGATGAATACTTTGAGGAAATTAAGAAAAATAAAGAACCTAAAGATTATCAACTTGAGGTATCTCAGCATCCAAGAAATATAGAAGAGGCATTTGCATTTAGAAAAGAGGCTAAATTCCCACCACATCTTGTAAATGCTCAGATAAAAAGAATAGAAGAAAAAGAATACTCTTCAGAGTTTCTTGATATATCTAGAGATGAAACCGGTAAAGTAAAAGTAAAAGCTACTAATAAATTACCAATAGCTGAGTTTCCTATATCTAAGAAGACAGAAGATAAAACAGGTACGTTAGTAGTATGGGAAAGACCAGTACCAGATCCTACATTTGGTATGTACTATGGCAGTATTGACCCTGTTGCAGAGGGAAAGACAACTACCTCAGACTCACTATGTTCTATATATATAATGAAAGCTCCAGTTGAAGTAACTAAGGTTACTAATGGTGAGGCTGAGACATTTATAGAAAGAGATAAAATTGTAGCAGCATGGTGTGGAAGATTTGATGATATTAATAAAACACATGAGAGACTAGAATTAATAATTGAATGGTATAATGCATGGACTATAGTAGAGAATAATATATCTCAATTTATAAACCACATG